TCTCTTGGAGATTAAATCATTTAATCTTGGAGATTAAATCATTTAAATAGAAATCTAAATCATTTATTATTTCAAAAATCTATTATTTAGTAATTTATAATAAATTTGTTTTCAATCATAAAATAAATAAATTTGTAAAACTATTTTCGATGAATTATTTATAATATAATAAATCATTTATAGAAATTATTACATTTTAAATGATTTAAAGTAAATGAAATAATAATAAGGAATAAATTTTTATTTAAATTTGATAAATTATTTTTATTTATAAAGTAATAATAATCCTGAATTTTGGAATTGTTTTATATTTATTGCAGAACAATTTCCTTGACCAATTGATATGTTTTCATTATATCTATAACATGAAAGATTGACATCACCAATATAATTTCCATTGCTTGGCTTATTTCTTAAATAAAGTACTGTTGTATCATCCACTCTTGATATTAATGCATATAATTGTAATCTCCTAAATGATATATCGCTATCAGGCAATGCTCCTAAATTTGATGGCAAAGATTTTTCTGGTAAAATTTGTACACTTTTGGGATCAATATAAACAAATGCTATATCTGATATAAAATATTTTAATCCTGTATCATTTGAATCTTCTGTTTCATAAGAATATGTTCCATCATCAGAGATTTTCATCTTTATAATAGGATTTCTTTTTGCAAGGGGATCGTCTTGATTTGATCTAATAACTTTTGCCATATAATTATCAGATAAAGGATTTTCTCTAAATAGTTGATTTAATAATTCCAAATAATTATCATTATTATAATGATCACAATTCATATTTTTTGGCGTTTTATCAACAAAAATATCCATTGATTTTGATAACATTGCATAAATTCCAGAAAATGCACAATCTTGATCTAACCAATTTATCATTTCAATTTGTTCTATTGATTTGTTTTTTTTTGGTTCCAATGCCTTCTGCTTTTTTTTCTGTTTCTTTGATTCAATTTTTGACATTATTGTATTTATTATCGACTTGATTCCACTTGGAGAATCTTTTATTTGCTTTTCTTCTTTCATTTCTATTATTTTTCCATCATCATCATTTCTTTTTGGTAAACAAATCTCCTTGGTTTCGGTAACTGGTTTTGGTTCATCAGAAAATATTGTATTAGTAGTTTTAAAACATCTAACATCACTTATATTTTCTTTAGTAATTATATTTTCCGGAGTAAATATATTTAATAATTCTTCAACAGTTAATGGTCTTGATGTTGTTCCAACAATTTTTACACCATTATCAAGATTATCTAACATTTCGCTTTGTGGAATCATAGTTGGTTCTGGTTCAATAGAATTAATAATTGTAATTGGTGGATTTATTGGTCCTGTATTTGTTCTTGTAATTGTTGATTCAACCATTAATTCTTGAGTTGGTACTACCAAATCAGATGATTCTGATTTTGATGTAGTTCCTTCAGAATTTGTAACTGTTGCAGTTTCAGTTTCAATCACAATTGATCTTTTAGGTTCTTCTTCTTGCAATTTTGCTCCAAATACGGTGGAAACATCGGCAGTTGGAAGATTTATTGGAACTGGAAGAATAGCTGGAACTATTGGAAATGATACGATTTCTGGTAGAGGAACATTTATATTAACTAATTTTGCTTTTGAATCTAGGTTTAGAGTTGGTGGAGTATACATATATGTTTCTGTTGATCCATCTTCATGAAATGCAGTTTTATGAATATTTAGTCCAGTTTGACCTTCAGTTATAGTCTCAATAGAAGAACTTGGACCTAAAATATCTATTTTGTTTTCATTAATTGTTGAAGTTTTTGATAATGGATCAGTTGACTTTGTCATAACACTAGAATATGGATTCATTCCTTGAGAATAAGCTTCTTCACCAGTAACATATGCAGAAGTTTCAGATGTATTTATTCTCATTTGTTTTGAATTCATTTCATCTTTTGATATTGAACTAGCAAAGGTATTTGTAGTTAAATTCATTGGTGTTAAATCAGTTGCTGTTCCAGATGTAATTCCCATTGAATATTTTTCCATTAAAAATTTTTTACATTCTTCTAATGCTGCATCTTGAAATGGTGCACATATTTTTATAGCTTTTTCTTTTAATTCTTCAACTAACATAACTTTTTCCAAATCAGCTTTTCTTAATTGGTTTGCAACTTGATCAACACATTCTTGCATTCTATTATCGATAATTCCTTTACAAATATGCATTGCAGCAGCAAAAGTTTTGGCTTCCATAGCATTATTCATTTGAATTTGTTCGGTATTATTCATTTTAGAATCTTTTTTAAAAAATTTTTCTTTAACTTTGCTATTGTTTCTTTTGAAAATCAATCAATAAAAATATAAACTTTTTTAAAAATTATAATATCTATAAATATATTTTTGTAAAACTTAATTCAATAATATTAATAAAAAAAACAAAATATATAATCAATTTATTTATTTATTTATTCATATGAACTTTATAAAAAAGTAACATTCCTGATCCAATATCAAATTGATCAAGATCAATATCACAAGATTCTCCAGCGTCTATAACACCAGATCCAAATAAACAACATGTAAAATCAACATCCGTTTTATTTCTATTATAAAATCCAGCTCTTTTTCCATCATTTGTTTTTATCATAATAGATCTTAATATAAAATTTTGAAATGGAATATTACGATCATAATCATTTAATTTTACAGGAATATTAATTAAATCTCCAAAACTTTCACCAGGAACATAAACGAATAATATATTTCCTTTAATTGCTTTAATTTTTTCATTATTTATTGTTGTGAATGTATGTTCTAATGGATTTAATTTTATTAATGGAATATCTGAAAAATCTATTTCTAATTGCTTTTCATTTCCAGTAACTATAATTATTTTATTTTCTTCACAAATCTTATTTTTTGATAAAATTTTTAACATAGTATCAAAATAATTATCATTTCCATATGTATCACAATTTACATCATCATAATCCAATTTATTTTTAAATATTTGATGAAAATATGATAAAGATGCATGAATTGCTGCATATAAACAATTATAATTTACTTTCCACTCAACTACTAAATTTGATTCAATTGTATCTTCTATAATAGCTTCTTCTTTTGCAATTTGTTTAATTTCTTCTCTTACTTTTTTTTTAAGTTGTTTTTCTTTATCTTTTAATCCTTTCTCTAAAATTTTAATTCCTAAAATTTCATTTTCATTTTTGATAATATCATCTCTTAAATCTTGTCTATTAACAACTTTTTCCATTATTTCTTCTTCCATGTCTTCAATTATTTCTTCTTCTATTTCATTTATTGCTTCTTCTTCAATTTTTTGTACAATTGAATTTTCCATTGGTTGAATAGTTGTTTGAATTATAAGTGCTTCATTTATTAATGGTTCTGGTTTGGGTATTTTTGTTTGATCGATTATTAATTGATTTATTCTTTTTTGTTCATCATAAAGACATCTTTGATTATGATTACAGAGTAATTCTGATTTTAATATTTCTTCTGCAATTTGAACTTGTTGCATTATTTTTTTAATAAAAATATCACTAAAATAGTAATATAAATAGTTTTTAATAATTATTGATCGTATTTATTATTTCTTATTCATAATAATAATTATTATTTATTATTTTAAAAAAGAAAATTTCTAAATTATTTTCAATTATCAAATATATATTTAAAATAATATATTTTAAATATATTATTTTAAATTCAGATAGATTAGAGAAAAATGAATCCTATTTTATTTGGAAGAGAAGCATGGAATTTTTTTCATCAATTACCATGGATATTTAATAATGAAATATTAAATGAAAATGATTTAAGTGAATTTTTTAATATATTATTTTTTACTTTGAAATTATTACCATGTAAAACATGTTGTCAAGATTCTCAAAATCTATTAAAAAAACTAAATATTGTAAAAAATTTAGGTTTAAGAATCGGAAAAACAGCTAATAAAAATAATGAAAATAATGAAAATAATTTAAATAATGAAAATGATGAAAGTGATGAAAAAATTATTGTTACTAGATCTTGTTTAGCTGAATTAGTTTTTAATCTACATACAATGGTAAATGAAAAATTAAAGAAAAAAGTATTTTCTACTGATTGGAAATCAAGTGTAAAAAACAGACCAGATTGGATAGAAAGTTTTTTAAAGTTATTAACAATATTTGCATGGAATTTCCCATCTTCAGAAGATTGGAAAAAATCTTCTAGAACAGATGGTGAATATTCTTCTAAATATCTTTATGATAGAAATCAAGTTTTATTCTATTATAAATTTTATTTTACTTCTATTGTACCTTTAGTATTATCAAAAGCTGGTTTAAGTGATATTTATGATAAATTTTTATTCGAAAATCCATTGACAAAATTGCAATTATTACATAGAATTAATTTTTGCAGATGGTTTTCAAAATTTAGAAAAGAATTAGAAATAAATGAAAAAGATAATGAATATTTAAAATCATTTGGACAAATGGGATTTAGTTTTTGGAATTTTGAAGAATTAGAAATATTTATAAATGTATTTAGATCGAGAGAAGAATGTGGTAAATCTGAAAGACCTGGAACAATATTTCAAGCATGTCAATAAAAAACAAAGATTTTATTCTTCATTTTAAAAAAAATAAAAAGGATTTTGAATGTTAAAGGTGTTAAATTTTTTAAATTGAAATATATTAACATTATAGAAAAGAATTAAAAATTTCATTTTTTAAATAAATGTCAGAAATAAAGTTTAATGAATATAAATTAAATTTCAACTTGGATGATGGGAAACAAATAGAAATTTTTTATTTAGGTCCAAATAAAATTTCCTACTTTAAAAAAATATATACTTATAAAATAAATAATAAAAATTATTTAATAAATCCAGTAAAAATTGATAATAGTGATGGATTTACATTTATTGGAAAATCAATGATAAATGGAATTTATATTGAAATTTATAATATTGATGAAAACAATGATTTTCAAGATACAAGCGGAATTGCAACGACTGTTTTTGATCAAAAAACTTATATACATGACACAAACAAAAAAGTTTATTTAAAATTTTTATATTCTTTTTATGGTGGTAATGATAATATAAATTATTCAAAAGCTTATGCATTAAATTTTCGTAATGGTGATAAAGTTGAAATTGTACAACTCAGTAATGAATTTGAAAATAATAAAGTAATATCGTGGAATTCTAGTAGACAAATCAAAACTAGCACAATTGAAAATTTAATATTGGCTTTAAAAGCATGTAATACAAACTTCAATATCACATATCGATTATATTTACTATCATTACCTCCAAACATAAATCGAGATACTATTATTTCATTAGTTTCGATTGCGGATAATAATGCAATAGCTTCATCAGATATAAATGGAAATTGTGCATTGCTGCCATTTGTTCAAAATTATTTTATAAAATATAATTCTGTTTTTGATTATAGAATACCTATTAATATATTAAATGATGGATATAGATATAAATTATCTGAAATTTTGTTTTTATATCAAGAAGCTAATTCTTCTTGGCTGCCATTAAATACAGAAGAAAATATTATAAAATTAGCTAAAGAGATAATATCTAAAAAATTTGAATATTCTATAGATAATTTTCGATTGAATTTTGATGGTGAAGATTGGGAATTGATATGTGAAATAAAAAATGGACAAATTATTTATGGAATAGATGATTCTATAAATTATGTTTATAGAATCTCAGATAAATCAAATATTGCGGATTTAGAAAGTCTATTGCAAGGTGTGTTTAATACACAATTTTTGTTCCCAAAAAGTATTCCTGAACCGGAATTATTAAAGCTTCAATTAAATTTTAATACAATTTATTCAAATAAATTTGCGAAAAGGCCATTATATAGAAAGATTGATGATAATACTTTTGAGAATTATGATAGATATAAATATGATGAATTCATATTTTATATTTTAAACACAAAAGATGATATTGATGTTTCACAATGGACAAATATTATACAACCATTAAATTTCAAATATAGTTCCGATCTTGAAAATAATTATACAATGGAAAAGATTATAAAAAATAATTATGAAAAAGAAATACAATATGAATATCAGAATATACCTATTGGAACTTTATATCAAAGAAATAAAGATAGATCTTTTTATTTGCAAAATATTATTTCAAAGAAAATGATAATAACAGACTCATATAAAAATAGTATTTTAGATTCCAATGAAAATATAGATGAAAAGATTGATACAAAATTATTTTCATTTGCTGATCAATTGGAATTTCCAAATTATTTATCTCTAAAAAACGGGGATTATAGAGGAAAAGCTGGCGTGCGAATTAGTAATAAAACAGATGTATTACAATTTGGATATGTTGAGGAATTTATGGGAGAATTTTTAAAATATAAAAATCCAAATGAAAAAGAATTTTCCATCCAACCAAAACAAGTAGTTGAGGAAAAAAATCCAATTTTAGAGCCAATAATTCCACCAATAAACCCATCAGAATCAAAAATAGTTGAGGAACCCAAAGAACCAAAAATATCTGAAGAACCTAAAAAACCTGAAGAAAATGAAGACAAAGGTGAAGGAGAAGAAGAAGAAGTCAAACCAAAAATAGAAAAACAAGAAAGAATATTAGAATATATTGAAAGTGAAACTATAACTTATCCAAATAAATTGCCATATGAAGGGGTAAAAAGTTATGGAGTTAAGACAGATTTTCAATCTGCTTTTGATCAAACACCAATTTCATTTAATCCATTTGGAAAAAGAAAAACCAAACAACCTTCCATTTTAAAATATAAACCTGGAAATATTCAAAATAATAATGAAAATAATAATGAAGAATCAAAATTTAGATCTGTATTTTCGAAAACACCAATTTCATTTAAATAATTTGTTTAGACAATAAAATTATAATAATAATAATAAATTTTTTTATTTAAAAATATTGTATATAATTTGATTTTCTGGTATATCTTTTTTATTTATTTTAAATTTATTGTAGAATAAATTTAAATGATCTTTTGGTAATGCATCTGAACAATGATCTCTTGGAAATGTATCTGAAAATTGTTGCATTACTGTTGGAAGTTTACTATATGCAAAATCTTTTGATAATATATTTACATTTTGATCATTTTTTACAAGTAATAAAAACCAATCAGATAATTCTTTTGATTCTTTTTTATTTTCTATTACTTTTAAATAATTTTCTAGTGTAATTATTAATCTAATTAAATCAATCGATAAATTATAAAAAACAGATCCCTGACATTGACCATATTTTGAAAATTCAGAACTTACAAGAACCTTATCATCATAATTTATAATACATCTACCAAAATCAATTATAGTTATAATATTTCCAAATGTAGGTACTTTACAATATCTTTCATTATCTAATTTATAATATAAAAAAGTATTTTTTGATACATTTCTAATTCTAATATTTTCTGAATGAAGATCATTATGTATAAATCCAAATTTATTTTGTAAATAACATAATGTAAATACTATTTGTGATAAACAACTCCACCAAATTTCATGGTTCTTTTCTCTATTTAATGTTTCAAATAAACTTTTTGGTAAATTTTCCATAAATATAATTTGATGAAATTTACAATCACCTTCCTTTTTTTGAAAACTTCTCTCCATCTTTATTTCTTCATTTTTTTCAATTTGTTCATTTAATTTTCTCTTATTATTATTATCATTTGAATTTTGAAAATATTTTGGATTGAAAGATCTTTTTTCTATTCTTGGATTTTTTGTTTCTTCTTTCAAAATACGAAATTGATTAATTTTTTGCATTGTTGGTATCAATAAAACATCATATTTTTGTACTTTTGATAATTGTGTTTTGTATATAATTGGAAAATGAGGTAAAATATTCATTTCAACTAATGTTGAAAATGTTCCATAACAATATGCTTCTAAAAAACTTGGAGAAACATATTCAACTTTTTTATCTCTAATTACAGTTGGTGAATAAGATATTGGTATAATTTTAGATTTGTTTTTATTAAATATCCATGGTTCTGTATTTATATCATTTATAGGTGTAATTTTCATTACAATATATTGATTATCTTTCATCAAATCATTTTTTAAATAAAATACTAATCCTTGACTTGTTTGTCCATAAAATTTCTTATCAATAATAAAATTATGAATTGGTGGTGAAGTTCTAGGAGGATATAAATGAAATGTAGAAATTACAATATCATTTATATTACTTTTTAATGTACGTGGATAATTACTAAATGGCCAAACATTATTATTTTTACTTTCTCTATCTTTTATCCAAAAATCAATATCAAAACAATTTAAATGAATCAATTTAAAACAAAATTCAATTTCATCTTTACAATCATTTTCATTTGATTTCTTTTCATTTAAAATTTTTTCATTTAATTTAATTATTTCATTTGATTCATAGTTATCAATTTCTTGCTTAGATGATTTAATTGATTTCGTAATAAGAACTGGAGAAATATTATTAATATTTCTAGAATTTGATTTATGTTTCTTTTTTTCATTTAAATTATATTCATTAGAATTAATTTTTATGGAATCTGTTGATGAAGAATTATTTTTATTAGATTTTTCATTTTTGGAAATTTTGCTTTTCTTTGATTTTTGATATTGTTTTTCCATATGTATATGTTTTAAGGAAAAATTGTAATATTATAAAATGATATTTATAATAAGCCTATCTTTTCAATTCTTAAATAAATATTTTGAAATTTTTAAAATAACTTTTTAATAAATTAAAAATATGAAAAAATATACTTGATGTATATTTTCAATAAAAAAAATTCAAATATATTATTCCTAATAAAAACAATATAATCCAACTAAAAAATAAAAATATATTTTAATTTATATATAATTATAAAAAATAACCATTTTATTTATTTGCAATTGTTCATTCTGTGAACTGTTGTAAAACAAATGGTTAAAATGTTTGTTTATTAAAAGATAAAATTTTCAATCTGCACAATTTTTAACGTTTATTACATTTTTTAAAAGCTGTAATAAAATAACAATTTATTTTATATAAATATAAAGATGATTATTAAATTAATGGGATTTAAAAATGATGATAATACTAATTTCATTATAAATTGGTTAAATAAATTTAGTATAAATGAAGTTGAAGTTTATTTTGCAAATCATATTGGATATGGATTGTTTAAATCAAAAGAATTAAATATTCAATTACCATCAGATCAATTACCTATGATTTGGGATAATGAAAGAGATATTGCTAGATGTGGAACAGATTGTTTTTATTGGCTATGGTTTTATTCACAATCAAATGAATTTAAAAAAGCTTATGATAGTGAAGTTATAGAAAAAAGTAGACAGTTTATAAAAGCTCATTTAGATAAAATTGAATTTATTAAACCAAATGAAATAAGCGAATTATATTCAAAATATGAAACAAATATACAAAAAAAACTTCCAGAAAAATCAAATGAAAATTTAACACCTTCTATAGAATCAAAAAGAAATCTTCTAAGATCAGCATCATTAACAAAAAATAATGTTAGAGCAAGAGCAATGGAACCTGAAATAACATATGGTGATCATGATTATATTGCATCTTTGGATGATTCAAACAATAATTCAAATAATGAATCGGAATCTGAAGAAGATATAAATTCAAATATTATGCAAAAAGGCAATTTTAGAAGAACAATAAGTGCAAAAGAAATGAAAGAAAGATCAAGAAAAAAATCAAATAATCAAGATTTACAAAAGAAAAGATTGGAGGAAATAGAAGATTTAAATAGACATAGAGCAAGCTTACAAAATGTTGAAATGGATCTAAACATAAATCAAAAAGAAAAAGAAAAGAAGAAGAAAAAAAAGGAAAAAGAGTCACCTGAACCAAAAATACTGAAATCAAGGCCAAAAAATAAAAATAATAATATAGATTCATCATCAAATGAAGAATCCATTTCAAACAAAATAAAAAAGCAACCATTACAAATGGTTCAACCAAAATTATCCGCAAAGGAAGCAAGAGAAAAGCAAAAAAAATCAGCTCCTTTAACAGCTGAAGAAATTGAAAGGAGAAGAAGAGAATATGAAAAATAAGCATATAAATAGTTTAATTTATTAGACAATTAAATAAGAATAGATTATTAATTATGGTGATATTTATTTGTTAAATAAAGTAAAGTTATCTTGTTCCAAAAAGAATTATTTTTATTTTTTTTATTTGGTATATTTTGTGAATATATGGAAATTTTTGATTTTTGATTTATATAATATGTTATAAAATGGATATAATTGACAAGAATGTACAAAAAAAGTAGAATTTATTTAATATGGAAATTTCATTTTTTTAGAAAATTCTAAAGTTGATATAAATAAATTTATTATATTAGAAATAAAATTTCATGTATTTTTGTGTTAAAAAATGAGTATAATTGTATGATATTTTACAATAATTTATTAATAAAATTGTTTTCTAGCTAAAATTTATTTTAAATATTAATAAAAATTTTCCAAAAATTAATGATAAAAATGAATTAAATAGTATGGAAAATATCATAAAATCAATATAAAATTAATTTATATTTATAAATTATTGGAAATAAATCAAAAATATATTTTGAAAAACGGTTCTAAAAAAAGTCGATCGCTATGAATAGAAAAAGTTTTCGAAGAAAAGAAAGTTTTTAAAAAAAATTAAAAAATAAAAAATGGCAAAAAAATCCATGAGAAAATCTGCTAAACATGTTGGTCGTCCAAGAAAAAGCTTCAAAAGCTCACCCTTAAAACGAGAAGTTTGCAGAATGAAAACTAGCAAATCAGTCCGAGCTCTTGCAAAACGAAAGGGAGTATCAAGAAAAGGAACAAAATCACAAATCTGTGCCAGATTAGTTAAAAGATCACCCTTGAAAGCACTCCATAAGCTCCGAAAATCAACTCACAAGAAACACCGATCTCATCACAAAAAATCAACTGGACGAAAAATGCACCACCACAAGAAATAAATTATCTATTTAATAGATAAATTTTTATTATGTTCCAGAAAATAAATTCATTTCATTTCATCATTTTACTTTTTTTATTCATTTTAATAGTTATTTCATCAAAATTTTCATTTTAAATGGTAGGAACATGTATAATTGAATGTAAACAGGAACATACTGAAACATATAATGGAGCTAACCAAACAATAGGTATTGGAGTAGTAAGGCATGACAAGAAAGTATTTGGACAAACATGATATTTAAAACCAGCTGGATTATAATGCATCAATGATTCAAATAAAATTCCCATTATTGTACCAATTATTAAGAATCTATAATTTTTTGTTTTATATCCCTTTGATGTATATAATTCAGGAGTATTTACATAAGAAATACATAATAAGGTTATACCCAATAATATAGGTACAATTGTATTAGAATATTCTGGCTTTCCAAATATGCCAGTTAATAAATAACAAAATGCAGATAAAATTGTTTGTTTTATAAAATGATGAAATGTTATTTTTCTTCCACCAAAATATGATATTGGATTTTTTATATTTTCAACAAAAATTTCATGAAAAATATATAACATTACACTTGCTATAGCAAAACTTGGTGAAAAATATTGAAAATACGAATGTACTATATTATTCGAATGATCAATAATTCCAAAATAAATATGTATCTCATCCAAAATTGTAAATAATCCTCCAATAATAAAAAAACTAAGATATGGTACAATATTTTTCATTTTCAAAAAAACTGAAATTTGATTTTTTCAACATTTTAAATATTATTTTTTTAATTTTCATTTATTAGATGATTTTTATTGCAAAAAATTATTTTCATTACTAAAAAATATAAGAAAAATTTTCAAAATAAAATACAAACCTCAAGAAAATAATGTAATTTTCTTAAAACAATAAAATTTATTAAATTATTTCAAAAATATGTTATTTTTCAATTATTTGTTTCATCTCTAGATTTTTTTGACATACAACAACTAAAAAGAACATGAATTGTACTGAATATCCACATTATTAAAGAAAAAATTAGTGTTCCTGATCCTTCTCTAATACACTCAATATTATCCCCAAATATTATCATTCCACCAACTATAATCCAAGCAATGCTAAATAATGCACTAATTATGCTTATCAATAATATTACAAAACTAGAAAAAACACTGCAAGATTCATTGATAAACATCAATATTATTGATAAAATAGTAATAGTCGTGGATATTATTCCAGAAATACCGAGTCCAATTAAATACTGTCCACCATTCAATCCAGTTAATTTATCCAAATAATCACAATTACCAGGATCTTGATATCCAATGATTAAACAACAAATTGAAAGAGGATACATTGTTAATCCTAAGATTATAGCGGAAAATATGAAAAACATTACTCTTTGATCCATATTTTATTTGTTATTAATATAATTATATCTATTTTATTAATTGCATTTTTAAAAAAAATTTTGGTTTTATAAATATTGAAAAAAATCAATTTGTCCTATAATAGAGAAAAATAATTGATAAAATATTTTACAAATGTCAGATATACAAGCAATATACATAATTGAATTCAAAGATCAATCAATTGAACAACCACTCACAGAACGTCAAAAAGTATATAAAGAAATTTCATCTAAAGAAATTTTACCTTTATCAACTTTTTATACAACAATTTTATTAAATGATAATATGCTTTTGATTAATTCATTTATAAAATTCATAAATGATAATTTTTATAATGTTTATGCTATTACAAAAATATCTCAAGAAAGTGGAACTGTTATATTGATTCCATATAATCGTAAAGGTTCAGAGGGTTTATATGGATTAGAATCGAATTATCGTAACTTTTATTTAAATTTAAATGTTTTTAGAAAATGTCATTCCCATATATTTTGATTTTTTTCCAAAAGAAAATCCAATAGTTGGTCAAGAAAATCAAATTGAAGCTTCTTTTATTAAGGGAAAATTAGATGCCAAGAAACTTGGTGATGATATCCGTTTAAAAGTTTCATCGATTCAAAGACAAATAAACTTGGCAAGGAAAAAAAATGAATCTATAAATTTATCGCCAAGATTATCACCAATTCCAGAAACTACAAATACATCATTTCGCCAACTACCTCAGTTAGGAATGGAACATCAATCTATTCCTAATATTCAGCAATCTTCAAAAACTATAACGGAAATTCCAGAAAAGATAGAAAAGATCCAGACATCAATTAAATTATATTATAACATTGAATTAATATCAAATGAAGTATTGCGCAAAAATTTTAGAGATTTTGTTGACAACTATTTTTTAAATGCAAGACCTTACAAACCAACTGAAAATCTTTATGCTGAATTAATTCCATTCGATTATCAAGATTCTATAAATAAGAGATTATCTGAGGCTCAAGGAAAATATAGTAAGAAATGATTATTTTATATTAATTTTTTTAGAATATATTATTCCAATATATTTGAATGAAAAATTTGGAGAAATCACTTTACCTGATTTAACTTATAGAAATCTTTATATTAACATTGATGTTAGTCAAAAAGGAGAAATCTTGGATCCAATAGGATTGCAAAAATTTATATTATTAAAAATCGATATAATTAATAGTAAAGAAAAGAAAGAAGCTTCAAACCCAGTAATTATACCACAAAATCCTAAAGGCGAAATTTTGATAGCTAAACAAGAATGTTTAATAACAACATTAAATAATTGTCATTCAAATGCAATTTTATTATTTGATATATACAATCATGGATTTGCATTTCCTAGATGGTCGGTTGATTTCATAAATAAGGGATTTAACATACTTGGAGATTATAAAAAATATGCTGAAAAAACTAAAGTTTTTTATGATAATAATGATGACATCAATGATGTAAAGAAATTAGTTACTGAAAGAGAACCAGTAAATATTGCAATGAGTAGATTCTATGATAAACAAAAAATGAAAGAAACTTTTGGTTGGGAAGTTGGTTATTATTCTAAGAAACAAATAAATATTGCTATTTATTGTTACACACCAATATTATATAAAGAAAAAAATACATATATGAATGTTATTAATGTTATTGCACCAGCTTTGGATAGTAAAACTCAGCCAGACTATTCTATTTATATAAAAGATGGAAGTTTAATAACAGAAAAATATTTGGGAGCAATGGAAGCTGTATTTATCAAAATATTTAAATGTGCCAAAACTAATAATTTTAATGATATATTGTTATCAGCATTCGGTCAAGGTAACTTTGCTGGAACATTTAGTAATGAAACAATACCACAATATTTTAATGCATTGGAAAATATATATGGATTAAATGAATATAAAAATATAAATATTCACTATTTTGGTTTTACTGATGGTTTTTATACAAAATGGAAAGATTTTAAAACGAAAAATTCTTTAAATACTGATGATTATATTGGAGGAATACAAGATCTCGTTTTTCGTGAAGATATTCCAAAAGATGCATTATTTATCAATGCATGGGATCCATGGAGTTTAGTGGGTAACGGAAATGAGGGTGATAATTCTTTGGATGGATATGTTGGAAGAATAAGTGCAGCTGGTATATTGTGTTGGCCATTAACAAATCCATATATCCAATATATTGGAGTTTAAAAACCAGAAGAGAAAAAATCTGAATTATAAAAAATAAAATATATGGAAATTTTATTAATCAAAAAAATAAATATTAATTCTTTTATAATTTGAATTATCTTCAATTTCATTTATTTTTGAATATTTTTCGATTTTATCAATTTCATTTTCATCTTTTGAATAATTGATGATATATAAATTTTCATCTAAATCTTTATAATAAAAATAAATATCATTTGTACTATATTGTTTAATTTTTAAATATACTAATCCATTAAATTTATTCATAATCAATATAAAAATCTTTTTTGGATTAATTTGATATTTTCTATTCAAAAAAATAATTCTTTCTTCCAAAAAAATATATACTTGCATCGTAATAGATTCCATTGGAAGTAATCCATTTGTTTTCGATTCATTATCCATATTTATTTATTAAATTTGTCATTTAAATAATTTCATTGAAAAAATATCAAATCAAATTAAATCATTTAAAAAAATTATAAATGATTTAATTTTAAAACAACTCGCTTTTTGATATTTTATTACATTCTTATTATGGAACCAATTCCAAATTTTAAAACAATTTCTGTTAAAAATACAGATTTTGGATCAAAAACAATTTCATTTACTACATCATATGTGGATAAAGATGAAATTTTATCAGTATTAAAACCTTTAAATGATGTTTGTTGTTCTCTTCAATTTCCTGATTATGCACTTCATGATTTAATCAAATTTTTGAAACAAAATGAATTTCAAATGTATTCATTTTTTCAAGATGGAGAAAGATTAATGTTTTGTTATGTAAAATGGTGTGGTAATTCAAAAAGTAAAATACCTCCAGCATATTCAGCTATAAATGGTATATCTGTAATTATTCTTTCACCTGATGAAAAACATGTACTTTTAATTCAAGAATATGGAAAGAAAAAAGCAATTACTGGAGCTGTAGATTTAAAAGAACTTTGCGTAAATACAGCAATAAGAGAAGTTCAAGAAGAAGTTGGAATTATATTAGATCAAAATTTTGAATTGAAAGTAATTGGAGGATGGAATAGATCAGATATTACAAATACTAAGAATTTTCAAGGAGTTTACTCAAAACATCCTGTAAATGATATATTAACTTGTTTTATTGCTAGATCTAAAGATCATTCATTCAAACTTGATGGAGATGAAGTGAAAGAGGCAAAATGGTTTTCTATTGAAGAATTGAAAAGTTTATTTCCGAAACTTGATGAAAAATTGAAAGAAAATGATAAAAAATTTACTTTTTATCGTGAAAGTATTGAATATGGAAATGAAAAAATAAGTTTACCAATGTTATATTGGTTAAGAAATTATTTAAATACTAAAACTTTATCAATAATTCATTTTGAAAATGGAAATTTATATTAAATTAATAATAAATATATTCAAATTCTTTTATTATTTTAAATAGACATTTATATTTAAATCATTTAGATTTTTATAAATGATTTATAAAAATCTAAATGAAATGAATAAAATTTATTTATTATAAATCTCAAATCGATATTTTATTTACAAAAACTTCTTTCAAAAACAAATATTAAATGATTTAATCTTTTTGAGATATTATTTTTTCAATTAATTTATTAAATCATTTAAAGAATATTTATTAAAAATAATTTTCGATATTTTCAAAATTGTTTTTACAAATTTATTAAATAAATTTATTAAATAAATATATTAAATCATTTAATCTCTTTGAGATTTATTGTTTTGCAATTAATTTAATAAATCATTTATAAAATTAAATATTTTCTAAAAAATAATTCTTGATATTTTCAAAATTGATTTTTGACAAATTTATCTATATAATTATTTTCATTTAAAAATAAATGATTTAATATCTTTGAAATTATTGCAAAACAATATAATTTCAAAGATATTAAATCATTTATTAAATTTTTCGTGGTTCTGTGTGAGTTTATTGAAGATAGTTTTCAATATTAAATTGTCTTGGAAAATTAATTTTGAAATGTCTATGAAAAGTTGTATTATGCCACCTGAAATTTTATATATTATTATAGATTTTTGCGATTTTAAAACTTTTATTATATTTTCAATTACTTGTAAAAATATTAGATTATATATTTTAAATAATTCAATTCGATGGATAATTAAAAATATTAATTTTGATAATGATTATCTTCAAC